AGCTGTAGTCATTGCAGTACCAGTTGTGTAAGTACCAGCTGGTGAGTCGTTAAGAACTTCAGGATTTGTTCCTGAATGTGCAGTAGATGAAAAACCGCCAGTTGAAGAACCAGCTTTGTTTCTACCTGAGAAGTCTGTATCAGCTTCGTCAAATAATGCTTCAGTTCCGTCTTGTGCGTCAAATCTACTTCTCATTGCAAATATAAGTCCAGTTGGACCAGTCATTGGCTGTACGCCAGCGATATCATATGCAATAAGATTAGGCATTGCTCTTCTTACTAATGAGATTAAAATTGGGTCCCAGTTAGAAATAGAAGCGCCTGTTGCGTTTGTTGGAGCAGCTTCCGATAAGAAAGCATTGTCCTCTTTCATTGCTCTTTCTTGGTTTTCAAGAATAGTAGCAGTAACAGCTCGTCTGTAAGAGTCTTCGATTTTTGGTAAATCTCCGTGCTCTAGGACTGGCTGCCATTTTTTTTCGTGGGTTTCAGATAAGTACATATCTATTCTCTCCTCTATCTATTTTTATTTTGACAACTTAATGTCTTTTGTTTTAGTAATAGCGGCGGTATAAGCAGCCATGCTTTTTGATAAATCTACATTTTCAGTTGATTCACCAACCGCTACATCATCAATGTCAGACGACACTTCTTTTTTACCAAAGTAAGACTCTTTAATTGTCTTTACTTTTGCTCTAAAGTCGTTTTCGTTTGAGTATTCAACCTCTTCAGCGATTTCGCCTTTGATACCTCTTTCTAAAGCCAATTCGTTTTCTTTCATCCACTCTTCCACAACATATGCTAGGTATGAGTCAACTTTTTCTACGAGTTCGCCTTTAGCTTTTTCTGATTCTTCTTTTAATTTTTCTTCATAACCTGCCATCATTTTTTTCTTTGCTTCTTTAACTTTTGAGTTAACAGCAGCTTCGAAAATAGTAGCAGCTTTTGATTTAAATTCCTCTGATAAATCTTCGTCTTTAACTAGAGCGTCAACATCCGCTGATACATCAATAGACTCATCTTCTTCAATTTCTTCTTTTTTCATTTTGTAAGAAGCTTTTTTCATCATCATTTCGTCTTTTGGCATATCTTCTTTTTTCTTCATGTCTTTCTTCATCATCATTTCGTCTGTTTGCTCTTCGTCTTTTTTCTCAGATATTTCTTCGGAACCTTCTTCAGCCTCTGCTTCTTGCTCTTCTTTAATCTTTGGCATTGCTTCAGCAGCACCAGCAGATTTTTGTTGAGCGTCACCAGAAACCGGCTTAACTTTTTTTGTTGCGTCAGGATTAGAATCTGTAGGTTTTACTACCGCTGACCCTAAGTCTTCTGCCTCATTAGACAGTTTAGAAGGTTCAGCCGCTACAGCATTCTTTTTAGGAGCGTCAGCTTGTGGGTTAGCACTAGCTTCTACAACTTCTTTTTCCAACGCCTCAATTTTATTTTCTGTTTCGGCCATTTGAGAAATCTCCTCTTATTTTTAATTAATTAAAAACTTTCGTTTTTTCGTACTAATGATATTTATAAAACTAAAGTTTTCCAAGAAACGATTTAAAGACTTTTAGCTTAGTTTCATCTAATTTTCTTTGCCTCGCCTCTCTAATTTGTTGTTTCCAGGCTTCAATATCCCTTTCAACAAGTCTTCCATTGTCCCATACCCACTCTTTGTTTTCCATGATACCTTCTACGAAAGCGTCTGGAGCGCTAGGGTCTGCAACAATATCAGCTGCCGTTGCAAGATAAAAGTCATCTTTTACATAATTTGCACCGTTTCGCTGGATTAAGGAACCCATACCTCTTGAAGATACTCCTAATTGAGCGCCTTCATCAATAAGACCTTTTACAATCTTACCGTATGGTGTATCCATAATTTTTGCCTCACCAATAAAATTCTTACCATCTGGTTTTAGAGAAGTTATCATATGTGATACTCTTTCTAAGTTTACAGTAGGTCCGTCTGGATGACCTAACTCACCAAATGCTCTTTTTTTATTAATGAATTCTCTATTGTATCTACTCACCTCGTTTTCCAAAATATCTTTTGGATAAACTCTTCCATTTCTATTCTTCAAATCTGATTGAAGAAAGATACCTTTAATTTTGTATTTTTTCTTACCGTTGACTTCTTCTACTAGATATTCGGCGTTTTGTACTTCTTCGGATATTAGTTTCATTTGTTCTCTCTTTGTACTATTTATAAGTTTTTTTATCTAAACTCTACAATAATTGTGTAATTATCACCATTTGCAAAGTTCTTAGTTGATAATAATACATCTCCAGTAGGCGTTACAGCGTTATTTGGTATCTCTGTGCCTGATGGTCTAAAATCAAAATGACCTTGGCCTGATAATAATAATGCTGTAGCATTAGTACCACCGTCCCATAATATCTCAACGGCAGATTTTGGATTTGCTGTATTTACTGAAAACCACAATTTACTTATGGTTCTATTTCCGTCCTCTGTCATAAAAGTCAACTCAGAAGCGTCAACTTTTTTTACTAAAGTTTCACCAGTACCATCTGAAAAGTTTGTTAGTTTTGCTGTAAATTTAACACCAGATGTATCTGCTATAGTTTGTGTTGTTACTGTATCTGCCATTAGCTTAATTTCCTTTTTAACCACAAGTAAAAGGCATAACAAGCAAATAAATAAATTGTTGCTACACCTACATCTACTAAATGTTCTCTCATGTGATATATAAACTCTATACCTGCTTGAACATCACCCATGCTACCGCCTTCATTAATAGTAACATTTTTAGTGCCTTCAAAATTTTCTATTGTTTGTTCCATTACTTGTATCCCGCTTCTTTATGTGTTTCAATTACAATATTATATTTTGTAACCGTATCATCACTATTTAAACTTATATCACCTATTGTATCCATAATCTTATCTTCGTCTGGTTTCAAACCCCAATTACCTCTACCAGATATTACTACTTGTTTTGTAGTATCGTTTTTAAAGTAAACTGTTAAATTACCTGTACCTAATATTTCATACTGCATATTTGCAATTGAAACTTTTGGTTCACTACTTGCATTATTACTATTGACAACATCAACTAATTTTTGTTGAAACTCACCACCAACACCATTTGCGTTGGTAATTATCTTAAAGTTATCATCAACTAACTTTGTAGTCGTTATTGTCATTTTAATTAACTTCTTGGTGAACCAACAGCACTAGCATGACCATCTGCTATTGTGATAGTATCAGTAGTACCTTTTTCAATTATAATAGAATCGCCAGCAGAGTGTAGATATATGTTACCTAATGTTGTTCCGCCAGATTCTTTTACTATAACTGTTTGCGTATTAGCTGTTGCTACACAATGAACAAAATGAGCAAGACCAATGTTATTAGCACTAGGGTTATTAATAAACTCCCCTTTTACTATTACTGTATTTGCCATTTTACTCTCCTAATTGTTCTTCTATTTCTCTATCAAAATAATCATCAAATAATTTAGTATTAATATTATATTTTTCAGCAACCTTATCTACGGCGCCTTCAAAACTTTTTATTATATCATCTGTACTTTCTTTTATACTCTCAAAGATTTCTCTTACGGCGTCCTTCATTTTAGGACTTAGAGATTTAAAAGAATCCGAGTCGATATATAAATCTTTTTCAACAATATTACTTAGCTTCAGTTTCGTCATTCTGCGTTAAGTCCATTTCTGCTTTACCATCATTACTTTGGTCTGCTGTAGTTTGTACTTGTCCGTCTTGTGTAAAAGTACCTACATCTGCAACTTCTGGTTTAGGGTCGCTATGAGGTTGTGCCTCTACTTCGCCTGATTCTTTTTGATTAAAAAGACTCGCTGACAACTCTTTTCGTCTTGCGTCTAAAGCGTCACCCATTTTATCTCTTAATGCACTTTTAAATGCCTCACCTGCGTCTGCATTTTTGCCTACTTCTAAATTGTCTATAAAATTTTTAACATTTTCTGACATTTTTTATCTCCTATAATGTATCTGAAACATCACTTGTAGGAGCAGATATAATACCGTCATCAATCTCTTTCTTGATTTGATTATCAATATCTTCTATCTCTCTCTCGTTTTGTTTCAAGATGTTTTTTCTCACATAACTTACTGAATAAAACTTACCAATGTAATCACGCATTTCATTTGCCAATTGTAATCGCTCTCTCATTAGC